GCCGCTAGAGATCGAAGAAAATTAATTGGATTTTCTCATAATGAAGAATCAAATGTAGCTAATGCAACATTATTACAGTTTATACTAGAAACAGATGTACCTATTGATCTCATTACTCGAATGGATAGAAAAAATGTAGCAATGGTAATTTTCGAAGCCTTAGATATACAATGGTTTCAGAAAATGAATCCTATGAGTAAAAAGAATGAATGGATAATTGTTGGAGAATTGGCAGGCAAGAATGAAGACTATCAAAGATTAAAAGATTTAGGACAACCCTGGGAAGATGAAATAATAAGAAGATTACAAAAAGCTGTAAAGGATAGTAAATTTGTAAATCGACCTGACGAACGATTTAGTAAGCCTTTCCTTGATGTAGTTTCTGAAGAAGCAGTTAGAGAAATTGCAAAACCCTATAAAAAAGTTCGTGGTGGAAAACTTACAGGTTTACCAAAAAAGAATAAAAAATCAACTAGAAGAGGTAGAGTAAAAAATCCTTTTAAAGCTCCTAAAAGTAAAACTATAAAGGTAAGTGGAGCTACAAATATTGCCCAAAAAAGATTCGAAAAAGGAGCTACTGGTTTAACAGAAGAAGGTGCAATACAGTTAGCAAGAATTAGAAAATATATACAAGGCAGACTACCTGCAGAGGTTAGAAGAAATATGGGACGACCTGCCTTAATAAATCAAACAGGTAGATTTTCAAACTCTGTACAATTATTAAGTTTAATGGAAGGAAAAAATACTATAATAGCAAAGTATACTTATTTGTTAAGACCTTACGAAACTTTTGAAAATACAGGTAAAAAGAGATGGCCTTTAGGATATAACCCTAAAACACTAATTGCAAAAAGCATAAGAAATTTAGCAGAGGGAAGAATAGCAGAAAAACTTACAGTTAGGAGAGTATAATGGCATCAGAATATAGAACAAAAAGAAAAAAGATAGTTGATGCTTTTGTCGATGAATTAAAATTAAAATTAAATGGACAATCTCCCTTTAACTCAAACGTCTCAAATAATGTACACGGGTTTACACAGTTTATAGACGAAATAGTACAGTTTCCATCAATTTGCGTAATAGCTGGAGACGAATCAAGACAGTACCAACCCGACGGTTTTAAATGGCGGTTTTTAAATTTAGAGATACGAGTATATGTATCAGATGAAACAGACCCGCAAGAAGAATTAGCTCTTTTGTTAGAAGATATCGAAAGAGTTATTGATAATAACGATGTTTTGGTATATGACGATACAGTCGATCCAAGCCTCAAAACAACTTCCTCAACTATATTGACAATTTCAACAGACGAAGGTGTATTAACACCATTAGGTTTAGGTGAAATAGCAATACAAGTTAGGTATTAAAGTGAAATTACAGGCAGATAAATATCTTGCTTAGTACTTTCAAAGAAGAAATAGGAGAAAAGCAATGGCTTTAAATCTTTCACGTAATACGAAAGTATTTGTAAGCTCAGTAAACGGAATCCCTACTGCCGGTGGCGGTATTCTTACTGCATATGTAAGTACTAAAGGTACTGGTTATGCTGTAGGTGATATTGTTACTTTAGGTACTACTTCCAGTTCAGGAGCAAATGCAAAATGTATAGTTCTCTCTATCTCAGGCTCAGGTGCTGTAGAAACAATAGCAATTCCAAACAACTTTAGAGGTAATGGATTTGTTGCAGATGAAACAGCAACAGAAACAGCTGTAGAGGCATATGATGGAACTAACAACGGTTCTGCATCTGGTCTTGTGGTTACTGTCAAAACAGTTACAGGAACAACTACAGCAGACGGATCCAGAGCGGGATTAGGACGTTTTGTAGGAAACGGTACAAGTGCAAACACATTCAGAATTGGTGTACTAGATGGGTATAGTTTCTCTCAAGGAAGTGAATCTACAGATGTAACTATTGACGAAGCAGGCTCAACGCCAAACCGTGGATCAAAACGATTCAACGATGCGTTACCACCTGCAGAATGGTCTTTTGCAACTTATGTAAGACCTTTTGTTCATGGTTCAGCAAGTTTTAGAGCAAATGGAACCTTTGATATGTGTGAAAACATACTTTGGTCAGCATTAGCTGGTACAGGTCTATCAGACGCCTCAGGCGCTGCAGTAGCAACCAGTACTGGTAGTGCAAATGGTGCTCTAGTTGACTTTTTAGAATCTGATGTTCACGAACTTATGAAACTTTCTATATTTTTTGCACTAGAAAATACAACATACCGTTTGAATGAAGCACAAATTACAACTTGTGAAGTTGACTTTTCAATTGATGGTATTGCACAGATTACATGGTCTGGTAATGCAACCACTATTGACCAAGTAACAGAAGCATATGATGATCCTTCTAAGTATAAAATTGAAGCGTATGACGCTGATGGCTCTGGATTAACACATTCTAGTGGCACAACTGATACTTATGTAGAAGGTTACAACTATGCCGATACTACTGGCCCAAGTGATGCAGATTACTTGAGAAACAAACTTTCTAGTTTATATCTTGATGCAGACGCACAAGGTGGTGGTCAATCCTCAGGAGGATTAGACAACAGAACTTACGATATCAATATAACTGGTGGTTCAATTACTATTGAAAATAATGTTACATATGTAACTCCAGAAACTATTGGTGTTGTTGACAAACCAATTGGTTCCTTTACAGGAGCCAGAACTATTAGTGGTTCACTAACCATGTATCTTGATACAAAATCTAATGGTTCAAACCAATTACTTACTGACTTAGCAGCTGCAACTGACCTTGTTACAAACGAATTCGATATGCGATTATATATGGGTGTAGCTGGAGCAGTTGGTTCAGATGGTGACGCTATGGAGGCAAATGACTTCACAGCACCTGGTGTAGAATTTAATATGCCAAAAGCTCACTTAACTGTACCAGTTATCGAAGTCGGTGATTTGATTTCAGCTTCTGTAGAGTTCGCGGCTCACGGAACAGACCTCTTAACAGGTGATGAAATGAAAGTTAAATATCTAGGATCTACTACGCATAGTGAAGCCAACAAGTATGGTACTACGCATAGAGCAAACGCTGCCTAGGTAAGTTAAATGTCTTATAGTTTTCTTCGCGAGAGTAAGCTATACATCGTGTATGGCGGAACGAAGTACCAAATTCGTACTACTTCCGCCATCACTTTTAACCAAACATTTGCGGAAGATGCGTACTCAGTAAAGACTTTGCACGATCAATCAAAAATGTTTGAAGGTTCAAGCGTAACAAAAGCAAACCCTGCTTCGTTTAGTTTTGATGTACCTTTAACAATAGAGAAAGACGAGTCTATAATGGTAGATTTAGCTTGTGATTTAGTTGCTACAGCAGAAGCTGACATAGAAACACAACAACTTAAATCATTTGATATCTACGTACAAACAGGAAGCAGTACTTTTAAATTAGAAGGTGCTGTTATTACAGGTGCTACATTTGATTTTGTACCAACAAATCAATTTCAAATGAGACTTGAAGGACAAGGTAAAAAACTAACGAGAGCGGGAGATGAATCATTTTCAATCCCTGGTAGTGCTCAATCTGAGTCTGCCACGAGAACACCTCTCATAGTATATCCAGTTATTATAATAGATAGTTTAGATATGAGCAGTATTATAAGCTGTAATCTACAAATTCAAAATGAAATAACTTGGACACCTTACGAAACCCTTAATGATAGCCTTGAAGTAACAGATTCTAGTAATGCAATGTTTCCAACAACATATACACTAGGTAGCCGTATTCTATCGGGAGAAATACGACAATACCAAAACGACAATAATGTCACACAATTTGATGATTTTAATACTGCTAGTAATTTAATATTAAAAGCAATAGAAGTAGGAAAAGCAAGTGATGCTACTCCTTTCTTCCAAGCAAATCTAAACCCTTGTATGTATACAGCAAGAATGCAACCTTCTGAAGTATACACTCAAAGTTATGATTTTAGAACTATTGATAATACAGCACTAGGTAGTGTAATTTCAGCATATTCATAGGAGAATAAAATGGAACTAAAATCCCTATTAGTAGATAGTAAAACTACTTGGGTCGAGTTTCCTGGTCTTGATGGATTTGAAGTCGAACTGGCGAATCTCTCCCGAAAAGAACTTGTAGCACTTAGAAAAAAGTGCACCTCAAACAAATTTAATAGAAAGACTAGAGCTTTCGAAGAAGTAATGGACGATGATAAATTCTTAAAAGAATTTACACACGCAACTGTAAAAGGTTGGAAAGGCTTAAAGCTAAAATATTTAGAAGATTTACTACTAGTTGATCTTAAAGATAATGATCCAGACAGCGAAATGGAATATACACAAGAAAATGCAATGATTCTTGTAGAAAACTCAAACGAATTTGATAACTGGCTCAACGAGGTAGTCTTTGATTTAGAACACTTTCGTACAGCAGAGCAAAGAAAAAATACTGCAAAAACTGGAGTTGTATCTAAAGCATGATGAAATAGGCATGACTAAAGACCAGTACTTGCGAATGTGCGAGCAAACTGGTGAAGAAATAGACTGGGAAAGATGTCCTCCAGATTTAGAAGATTTTCCCGATAGCGTATACGCAGGAATGAGCATATTTAACTCTTTAGGTAATCGTGTTTTTGGTGATGTAGGTTTTGTAGGTAAAGACTACACTAATTTAGACTTATTATATAAACAATATTATATTGAAGAACATGAAAAAGAATGGTTGTTTGAAATATTACTCTTTTTAGAAAGTAAAAGTATAGAACAATCACAGCGTCACATCAAACTAGAGATGGACAAGATAAAGAAAAAATAAATGGTAAAAAAGACAAAATTTGAGATTGAACAAAATGTTAAGGGCGGTGCAAAGCTAAAGAAAGCTGCGCAACAGACAGATAAACACGCCCAAGCATTAGACAGACAGGCAAGAGCTAGTAAACGTGCTACTAAAGCAGACCAAGCTCGCTATACTGCAGAAAGACAAGGTGTAATACAAACTGCACCTGCAGCAAAAAATTTCTCAAAAATGTCAAGATCAATAGACGGTGGCACAGGTGCTGGCGGTCTTGTTCGTGCCTATGCCCTATTAGCAGCTAACGTATTTGCTTTAAGTGCAGCTTTTGGAGTTCTATCAAGAGCAGCTCAAACTGATACTCTTATGCAGTCTATGAAAACTTTAGAAGTAGTTACAGGTCAATCTGTAAGAGTTATTGGTCAAGAGCTACAAAAAGTATCAGGTTTTGGTATGGATCTTGCAGAAAGTATGAGAGCAACTTCTCTTGCATTAAGTGCAGGCTTTGATTCTTCTTCAATTAAACAACTAGGTGAAGTAGCACGAAATGCTGCTGTATCACTTGGTCGACCTATGGGCGATGCGCTTGATAGGATCTTTCGTGGTGTTATTAAAGTAGAACCAGAACTCTTAGATGAGATTGGTTTATTTGTTCGTGTAAAAGAAGCATCAGCAAAATACGCTGCTGAACTTGGTATTGCAGCAAGTGAACTTACAGAATTTCAAAAACGACAAGCATTTGCAAATGAAGCAATAACACAAGGACAAGATAAATTTGAAGCTTTTTCAGATATTCCTACAGATCAATTTTCAAGACTAGCTTCTGCTTTTGCTGATATTGCTCAAGAAGCTTTATCTTTTGTAAACGCTGTTCTTAAACCTATGATAGATCTTATATCAGGCTCTAGAGCAGTTTTGATAGGTGTATTTGCAGCAATAATAGCTATTCTTGGTAAGAGAGCAATTCCTGCACTAGGATTATTTGCTACAAGTGCAGCACAAGCAGCAGCCGACGCTATAGAGGCTAATGAAACTTATAGAAAAGATTTAAACATAGGAGTAAATGCACAAAGAGCTGCTGCTGAAAAAACTATAGATATTGAAAGAAAGAAAGTTATAAAAATAAGAGATATGCTTAAAAAAGCAAGAATAAGTGGTCCAGACTATGAAGGGCAAGCAAGAAGACCAGCTGCAGAATCAAAACTTGCAAAAGCAAATTTTCAACTTAATCAAAAAAATCTTGGTGTAGAAGAAAGAATAGCAGCATTAAAAGCTAAACAGGTAGCACTAGAGGCTTCTAGAGGTGGTCAAAGAACTGCGGCTGTAGAGAGAGCTCAAAAAGCTCTTCAGAAAGAGATAGCTCAAG